AGGTTCCACGTAAATCTTTTTATATGGGAGATGCTTGAGAATATTGGGGACACTCTTTGTCTTGCCACCAGGATACCCGAATGGAGCACGGAGAACCTTCGAGTCTTTCTTATCAGAAACCTGTGTCGTTCTATCGAGATCGTTGAAGAGATTCATCAAATCAGACATTCCTACCTCCCCATATTACATCATATTTTATATAGTCATAAGTGGATCTTCCTTCAGGAATATGGTGATGAAAAGAGACATGCCTATGGCATGCACAGCATAGAGCCATGACTTCTCTCTTTTCATTGCGAATATGGATAACTGGTCTTGTAATTCCATCAACAAGAATATTACAGATGAAACAATATTCTTTAGTCATGAGGGTCTCCGTGATAAAGGTCACAGGCTATTTCATAAGCTGTAGTCACCACGCGCTCATAACGACTAGCCTTAATCTCTTCAAGACGTCCTCCAGGTTTGGTATAGGGACGCTCGAAGTGTCCGAGTTCATGCCCTAATGTTGTGAGTAATTCCTTAAAATAACAGTTCCTCCCGATCCAGATGTGTAACTCCTTCTTGCCCAAGACAAAAGCACAGACTCCTTGCTTTGTAACTGTCTTCTTGAACGTGGGCATAGACATAGTACACTTTTTCCCATCAGATCCATACCATGTCCAGACTCCTCTATCGTCATATTTTTCCCCTTGGAAATATTCCTTGAGGATGGCCGTTAGTGTCTTGTGTTTAATAATCTTGATTTTCATATTACACCTAGATACTTGGCTACGTATTTTTTCATAAAGAGATCGCCCTCTGGCCGTTTTATACTGTTGACATACTTTAATTTTGTTACGTCTATGAGTAAGAATAGGTTTCCCTCTTGCCATGATCGTAGACAGGCGAATCTTGCGTGTTGGGATACGTGAGTTGTTGTCTTTAGCCATTGATAGACAACCTTCGCGACAATACGCTGCTCTTTGCAGGCTTTGTAACTGACTCGCGTTCTTAGGTCATGGTGTTTATTCTTCATCGCACGCTCCTTTGATTTTCCCAATCGCCCATACTCCTGCCTCCTGTTCGATTTCTAAGTGTTTGATGTTTTTTACGTTTACACCTATGAACCTATTACCCCCTAGGCACACGAATTGCGAAAACTCATGCTCGAAGCCATACATGAGCTGGCGCCTTTCGTGCTCGCGGAGAGAGTCAAGCGTTTCTTTAATAGTCTTCATTCAAGGTATCCGTCTTTGAGAGTGAGTTTGTGATCGGCAATCTCGTTCTCAAAGTCTTTCCATGCTATGTTACCCAAGTAAAATTGTCCTGTTCCTCGTTGTCGGCCTCTTGGGACTGTGGAGCTTAATTCCCTGCCGACACGAATCTTAGACCAACTGTTTCTGTCCTCAAAGTCTAATGATTCTGTAAATCTATCAAAAAACTCTGAGAACTTGATGCTCGCCCCATCAGTAAGGGCACACTCGTCAGCAATGAATCTTTCAAGAGGTGTCTCATTGAGCTTCTGGAGCATGAGCTTATCTTCAGTCTCAATAACTGGCACGTTGAGCCTATCGTTAGAAGGTGGAAGATCCAGATTCATAACCGACGACAAGAAATCACTCGCCTCTTTCTCAAGCATTGGGATCAGCAACTTTTTCGGAATCATATCCAAAGGGTCTAACGGTTCGACATACGACATCGTGATTCGTGTATCACCCTGGAAAATTGGACAGGCTTGATGATTATTTGATGTCTGAATCCAATGTGTTGTGTTAGGGATATGGTAAGGAGTTTTCCCCTTACAGTGTATGAGTAAATCGCGTGAAGTAACCCAATCCTTAATTCGATTGTATGCTTGCGTGTTCTTACGGAGATCTGTCTCTTCAACAACGCAAATAATACTTCCTTCAAGTTCCGCATTAAACCCCGCTTGTGATATAAGAGCAGCATCCGCACGTTGATATCCTCTCGTGAGTAAAAGACTTAGTGCCTCGTGGAAGATTGATTTTCCAGTTCCCTGCTGCATACTATACAAAAATAAATAAGGCAAGGGCTCATGGGGCTCCTTAAATAATGATGAGATCCAGCATTTTAGATATTCTCCACCGGAGACAACGCCATTAGCTTTGCACCAACTATTCCTTCTTACGGCCTCATCGAGGCCCGAACCACAGTGGTCAAGAACTCGTTTCCAATGCGGATAGTAGAGCTTATCCGAGAATTGGGAAGGCACATACTTGATTCTTGCTGCATTTCGGTTCCATTCACGATCACCACTGAACTCAGGTTGAAAAGGCTTATTGACGATTTTCCAACACTTAAAGATGCTCCCACCCAAGACTCCTGTTATATCTTTTCCATTTAAGCCTAATGCACCTAATGCTACGCGTAGGTGCGCGAGAGGTTCCATTCTCCATGCTTCATCACTCTTGATAACCCAACCATAATCCTCATCGGTACCGGTGACGAGATGTCTGACGAGGTCGTCATAGTTGGGAGTCTCGGCTTCTGTTGGAGACGTAGACTGGATAGTGTATATTCTTGTCCACGTCTTTCCCTTTTTAGGAAGCCAACCACTCATCTCTTCGGCACGGTCAGCAGGCTTATATTCGAGTTCAGCAACCAAACGTCCGTCTTTATGTAAGATTAGTTTTGTCTCGCGTCCACGCTGAGGAGTCCCGATGTTAAGATGGACACCAAGACACTCGGCAGCTTTTATTGCACTCTCAGCATCCCTAAAGATAAAACCTCCAGAAGGATCTTCAAGACCCCCGTAGGTTCTACAAGCCGTGTGGTAGGTTGGGATCTTGTTGTAGTAGCACTGTGTCCAGCCATTATTATCTTGATTCCAGGAATCATGCTCCGCGGTGCCAGGAGAAAATCTTCGTACCGACCAAGCACCCTTTCTTAAGACAAAGCAAAAGCAATTTTGTTCATTGAGGTTTGTAGCCGGAGATGTTGTCTCAAAGATTCCTTTAAGTCCGAGAGCATCGTGGGCTTTCTTGAGCCATCCCGTATGGGTGACAAGACAATGAGAATCCTGATCGAACCACCATAGAGCATTCTCTTTCTGGAGATAGTCTATAAGACGCTTGTGTTCAGCGTCTAGGGGTATTTTTGTCTGTTGACCGCAAAGTTCTTCGAAGGTGTCCCCGAGGCCAAGCTTTTCAATGTTTTGTGGAAGATTCTTACGACGGTGTCCAGAGATAACTTTTACATGGTCTTTCCAATTCTTTGGGACCTCTGTAAAGACTGAGCCCTTCTTGATAAGGAGGAGGCCTTCAGTACCAGCCATCTTTCGATGCCAACACCAGATGTTTCCACCACACACATCAACACGATTTTCAAAATCAAAGCCTGCCAACGCACTCATAACGCCTAAGACTGCCCGACCCAAGGCTGCGTGTTCATTGTGGTTCGCTGTAGGAACACTATCGAGAAAAACATAGAGATGTAGACCCCTGCCGCCGGTTGACTTCCTTACAGTTACCCACGGAATCTTACAAGCAGCCTCTTGGACAGCGAGCATTTCCGTTTCTGTGAGCTTCTTGGTTGATTTTTCGCTATGCCCAATAAGAGCATCAAAGTCAAAAGCTACCCACTCGGATGTTCTTTCTAACCAATTCCAGCCGGTCATGCCTATAGCCTCGACATGATCTTCAAGGCTAAAGGTTAGTTCACTATCTTGGTATTCAGGATTCGTGGCAGCATTACGGGGAATTCTAAAAGGTTTCCAAGTTGTTAAGCCATCTGTCCAGCCAAGCCACTTCCTTCCTGAGAATTCTCCCTCGGCACGTTCCCCACCATCTTGGGCAACATTGACCTGGCACTCCATGCCATAATTATAGAGGCTCGATAGGTCTCCGTGCGTCTTGGCTTTGAGGAATCTTGCGATGGCTTCAGTCTTTGTTGGCATAGCGATTCTCAGAGAGAAATATTAGTTTGTTGGCTGTTGCTGTCCACTCTTGGCGATAGTATTCAGAAAGATTTCCAGAATCAAGAAGTTCCTGCACAGTAGCTCGGATAGCGGCATCCCAAGCGTCCACAAGACATAGAAAATTTCTTTCATCTTCTGGAAAAGAAGAGATCCACTCATCAAAAGTCATTGGAGTTTCCTATGATTCCCAAAATCATTGATTCGGGTATTTTGATTTGATTTCTTAAATGCTTGTAGAAATCAAATCATTCCTCTCAATGTCAAAATAAGCTATATTATCATATACGGTTTTGACTACTTTTTGTCCATAGTTTTTTATCCTTAATATATTCAGATAGTTACTAATTGCTAACTGACTATTTTTATATTGTGGAATAATTAAGGATATATAATAAGGTATAAAATTGTATAGCAATATATTTTCAGTCAGTATCCTTATTAGTATGCGGGGCATATAATAAGGTATGGACAAAATGACAAAATAACCGTATATAAGTATGCAATACTCACATTTCCGATAGTTATGGAAATCAAATCATGATTTGATTTCTACAACTTGATTCGGAAATCACTATTAAACGGGCCGAATGGCCCAAAAATCATTTAGGAGGTAGTATGGGTGATCTTCGGAAAGTGTTGATTTCACAAATCAGGGAAAACCCGGTGGCTCTGCGTACCGTCAACAGGCAGAGCGAAGAGTATCTGGGCCTAGTCTCGTCCATGAAAGAAAAAGGCTTCATGGGCGCGATTACTGTTCGGGCGCGGGTGGATGAGGAGTCGAAGGAAGAATATTTCGAACTCATCGACGGTCTGCATCGTTTTGCAGCGGCTAAGGACGCAGGGATTTCGGAAATCGGTGTTGACGTGGTCCCGTTGAACGAGGATCAGGTTCTCGAAGCGCAGATCATGGCCAACATCCACAAGATCGAGACTCGCCCTGCCGAGTACTCGCAACAACTCAAGCGTATCCTGGCGCGCAACCCGCTCATGACGGAAGCGGAATTGGCGAAGCGTCTCGGTAAGTCGCCAATGTGGATTTCTCAGCGTCTTGGGTTGACCAAGATCGACAATCCCCAGATTCTTGAACTCGTCAATAACGGTCAGATCAGCTTGTCCAATGCCTATGCGCTGGCGAAACTGCCCGCGGAAGAGATGGCGAATTTTGTTGATCGTGCCGTTACACAGACTCCGGACGAATTCATCCCGCTCGTCAACAACCGCGTCAAAGAGCTGCGGGAAGCCAAGCGCCACGGCCTCGATGCTGAGAAGACTGTCTTCCAGCCGGTCAGCCATCTCCGGAAGCTTAAAGAAATCAAAACCGAGCTTGAGACCCCGGCTGTTGGCCCCGAGCTGGTGAAAAAGGCCAAAGCCAAAAACCCGCTGGAAGGTTTCCTGCTTGGTCTTGCCTTCTGCCTGCACATGGACCCAATGTCTGTCGAGGCTCAGAAGGCTGATTTCGACGCTCGTGAGTCCAAGCGCAAAGAGGAAGCTGCGAAGCGCACGATGGATCGTGAGAAGAAGAAGGTTGAGGCCGCCGAGAAGAAAGCTGATTTTGCTCGGAAGGCTGCTGCAAATGCCGAGGCTCAGGTGACCGGGAAGAAACTCCCCTATCCTGAGATTCTCGAGAAGAAGCCCGAAGTCACCCAGGGTGCTGCCGCGTAGCTCTGAAACCGGACGCGGAAGCCAGCGAGAGAGGGTGGTCCTCTCTCGCTGATTCTCAAAATCAACATTAGACATTAAAAGGAGAACATTGACATGGCAGACGCTCTCATTACCCTTCCAAAGACAGACAATGCGGTTGTTCCCTTCGACGATGAAGCCTTCGACAAATCAACTAAAACTGGT